GCCCTATAGCTCAGCTGGCAGAGCGAGCGACTGTTAATCGCTAGGTCCCTGGTTCGAGCCCAGGTGGGGCAGCAATGCGGTTGTAGCGCAGTTGGTAGCGCGGAACCTTGCCAAGGTTCAGGTCGCGGGTTCGACCCCCGTCAACCGCTCCATTCCCCTCTCGTCTAACGGTAGGACATCGCGCTCTGGACGCGAGAATTGTGGTTCGAATCCATGGGGGGGAGCCAGTACACCCAATATTTATCGTTGGGTGCCTTTACACTTATAGGCATGCCTAACTCACCTAAGACCCCTACGCGTACTATCCGCGTATCAGACCAGCTGTGGACAGCGGTTCAGAAAAAAGCTGCAGCTGAGAAGGTTACAGTTACCAGCATTATTATCGAAGCGCTTGAAAACTATATTAAAGTAGATAATTAAATGGGAAAGCATCACGATAAGATTGCTAAGTCCCTAGAGATTCGTAAAGCCAACATGCCAAAAGGCTCAGGCTTTAAGGTTCCAGGTTCTATGAACAAGAAGAAGACTGGCTACCGCGGCGTAAAAGCTAATAACGCAAAGTAACTTGACAGCCATCTAGTCATCCATTAAGTTTTACCTAACAGCTAAACGTTAGGAAACTTATGAACACAGATGCCATCAAAGAAGATATACGTCAGTTTAAGGCGTTAAAAGATAATGTAGACCTACTGACAAAACGTCAGACAGAGATTAAAAAAAGACTTACAGAAAGTATCGATGAGTTCGGTACTGAAGATGAGCGCGGACACATTGTTCTTGCAATAGAAGATGCAGAACAGATTATGAAACAAAAGCGTGTAACTAAAAATCTTGATATCAATGCAGCAGAAATTATTCTTAATAAAAAAGGTATTAAAGATACATGCATTAAGATGGTTCCTACATTAGATGAAGCAGCGATTATGGCTGCGTTCTATAACGGACACCTTACTGAAGAAGACATTGATACTATGTTCCCACCAAAAGTTTCTTACGCATTTATTGTAGGTAAGAGTAGTGGACGAGATTGATAACCTATTCTCTGACCTAGATACTTACTATCCTGGTAGTAAGAAAAAGCGTAGAGAAACAAAACCAAAAAATAAACGCGCAGTAAGAGATGACTCTGACTGGACATCTAGTGCTGTGTTTAGAAAACTTCCTTCTGGAGAACTACACGAGTTTTATCAGGTAGGTGCTTTGGCACAGGCGCTGGGTAGACCTCTTGTAACAATCCGTTACTGGATTAAACAAGAGTACATACCTCAGGCTCCATACCGCTTGTCTGATAAAGAAACAAAAAATGGCGAAAAGATGAGAGGGCGTAGGTTATACTCACGTGCTCAAATTGATGCGATAGTAGAGTTGTTTGGAAAGGCTGGACTCCTAGACAAAACTAGGATACAATGGCCTAACCAGCAATTGACTAACGCAATCGCTGAGGCTTGGCAGAACATAAAGTCCGCCGAGCTTAATTTATGAATCAAACGAAACTAAGGAGAAATGCCATATGGCAATCGACCGTACCGAAGAGTACATGCCAGTAACAGACGCGTTTTCAGCAACAGCTGTTGATGACCGTCCAGCAACACCAAGCAGCAATGCAGTTCAATCAGGTTGGGCAGCAGCAGAACAGCTAACAACCGCATCAGGTGACTTCCCAACTGAGTTTAAGTTCAGTGATGGTGAGTTCACCGTTATCAAGTTCATTGACCAAACTGGTCCCTTCGCTATCTACAAGCAACACTTCCTACAACAGAAGACTGTTGGCAAGAAGTCTTATGTCTCACTTGGACCTAACGACCCATTGTGCACAAAGCTTGGAAGCAAGCCTGAAGATAAGCGTGCTTTCACCATCGCAGTTATCACCCCGTCAGGCGTAGTACGTCAGATGTTGGTTGCAAGTCCACGTCTCTATAAGACCCTACACTCAGCAGAGTTCTCTCCACAGGGACCTTTGACTAAGAACTACTGGGCTATTAGCCGCACTGGAAAGATGCAGCAAACTGTCTACCACCTACAAGCAATCAAGGCTCGCGACCTTGCAGAGGATTGGGGCATTGACCCAACTTTTGCTGAGGCTGAAGTAGCAAAGATTGAGCCTTACACACGCTCCATCATTAAGGAGCACACATGGGAAGAGCTAGAAGAAATCGCTAATTCCCTTCTTTAATCAGTAGTGCTAGGCTGGGGGTAACACGTGCAACGCCCCCAGCCTTCACTTATTTTTAGGATGCGATGAACATAATAACTACTAAAGAGCAACTCGATGAAATGGTTGCCTATTACTTGAAACAAGATGCCTTTGCTTTTGACTGCGAAACTGTTGGACCACGTAGAGGTGTGTCCGTAGTTAATGAGATTATGTGGCTTAGCTTTGCTACATACGGCCGCGGTGATGTTATTCCTTTAGGTCACCCAAACGGTGAACTGGCTGAAATTATTAAACCGCTTACTGGACAAGGTGCCAAGAAGGCTGAAAAAGGCTTGAAGCTTAATGATGTTGACTACTCAAAAAATAAAAAGCTACATACACATGTTTTTACAGAACCACCTAAGCAGTTACATCCAGCAGAGGTGTTCACTGCATTGCGTCCGTTGTTCTTCAGTGACCTGCTAAAGATTGGTCACAACTTAGTATTTGACCTTTGTTCCATCACTAAATACTTTGATGGTCAAGTCCCTGCCACCCCATACTTTGACACCATGGTTGGCTCTTTTGTATATGACAACCGTAATAAGAACAAGTGTGGTCTTGATGATTGCCTAAAGCGTGAGTTGGGCTATGAGATGGAGAAGGGTGTAGGTGCTCAAGTAGAGGTTCACCCATTTAGCATTGTTGCCAAGTACGCTTACCTAGATGCTAAGTACACCTTTATGTTATGGAAGGTTGTTAAAGAAAAGATTGAAAAGGCTGGCGTAGAAAACATCATGGCATTAGAGATGGATGTTCTACGAGTGTTGTGTGATATGAAACTTGCTGGTGCACCTATTGACCAGGATGCTCTGTCTGCTCTACACGTTCAACTAGAGGCAGACATTGAAAAAGCAAGAGAAGACATCTATAGAACTGCTGGTGTTGTATTTAATATTAATTCCAACAGAGAGAAGCAGTACCTCTTGTACTCCCCACAGCCTTCAGGCCGCGGGTTGAAACCAAAGATTTATACAGGTAAAGGTATGAAGAAAGAAGCCGAAGGTAAGGAGTTAACCGTAGAGGATTACTCCGTATCAGCCGAGGCGCTTGAGCCGTATAGAGATAAGGACCCACTTGTTAAGGCAATGCTTGAGTACGCAGACCTTAATAAGTTGTTAACTACATACGTAATCCCATACCTAGGAGGAGAAGTTGTTAGAACTACAGGCGGTAAGTCAAAGGTCGAGTATAGAGATAGTCTCCTCGTCAACGGTAAAGTACACGGTGACTTCATCCAGCACGGAGCGGAGACAGGAAGATTCTCGAGTCGTAACCCTAACCTACAGAACGTCCCCAACCCAGCCACCGCGCACGGTAAAGCTATCCGAAACCTCTTCTACGCTCCAGAGGGTTACAAGCTCGTAGTGGCTGACTACTCACAGATTGAGCCACGTGTTATTGCATCTATGTCTAACGACCCTATTATGAAGAAGAACTACCTAGAGGGTGGGGATATCTATACAACTGTAGGCGATGTGATGGGCGTAAATCGTGCAGCAGGTAAGGTGCTTGTTCTTTCTATGGCTTACGGCGTAGGTCCAGACAAAATTGCTCGCTCAATTGGCTGCTCTATAACTGAGGCTAGGAGCCTGTTAAGTAACTTCAGTGAAAAGTTTCAGAACGTTAGCGCCTATCGAGCCAAGGTTATTGGGGTTACTAGAAAGGCTGGGTTTGTATCCACCGTACTAGGTCGTAAGCGTTACCTACCAGAGATAAACAGCAGAAACCCAGGTGAGCGTGCTGGTGCTGAGCGCCAAGCGTTTAATACCCGTATCCAGGGGTCTGCTGCTGACATCATGAAACTTGCTATGATTAGAGCGCATGAGTTAATACCAGAAGGTGCAAGCCTGCTACTCACCGTTCACGATGAGTTGGTGACTATAGCTCCTGATAATTTAGTTGATGAAACTAGAGAGGCGATTAGAGAGGCTATGGAAGGCATCAACCTGCTAGACATTCCACTTATAGCAGACCTTGCTGTAGTGCAAAGATGGGGAGAGGCAAAATGAGTTTTTTTGGTAAATGGTTTAACAAACGCGAAGAGCCTTATGACATTGAGTATTTTAAAAAGGATATTCCCCTAAGCACTATTGCTAGATGGTACGTATACGATACGGAACTAGGGGAACCTAATGACGTAGTAGAGTTCATCGGTCTTAACAAGGCTAGCGCCGAGGGCGATGAAAAAGAACGTGAGGACAGCGACCAGCGTTTAGATAACATTGAGTATCTATTACCTTATATACACGCAGTTGCTGATATTGCAGCCGACGTTATTGCTGGGGTACAGGTAGACGAGATTGTCAAAAGAAACCCTGATGATAAAGAAGAAATTCAGCGTGAACTAGACACTATGAAGGTGCTATATAAAGTTGTCAGTTTATCCGCTATTATTGGAGCCTTCGCTTCTGCTATGGAGATTGGATTAATTAGTCCAGGGGAAATACAAGAAGCGGATTGGGAGAAAAGGATATTAGATGAGCAGTAATTGGTGGGCAAATAAGTTAGGTACACCAGCACCTCAACAGCCACAACGACAGGGTGTTGTACAACCACAACCAGCAACCTACGTACAGTCGCCACAGCCACAATATCCACCAACGCAACAAGCGACGCCTCAGGCCGAACGTTGCCCTGGATGCGGTAGTAATAACTATGGTGGCGCTACTCCAGAGTCTAGAAAACGATGTTACGATTGCGGATATCCAATAGTCCAATCAGGTAGTGGCATGGGTAGAGGTATCGTTTCAGGTCAACAAAGTGCAGGTGCACCGCAACCATCAAGACAAGTCCAGGCAGGCGGATGGAATCCAAATGTCATTATCGGAAAGATTGAATAATGAAAAATGCAGAACTAATTAAAACTATTGCCAGTATTAATAAAAAGTATGGAGACGGAACTGTTGTATTAGGTTCAGAAATTATTGAACAGCCTCCTCGTTTTACTTCAGGCTCCCTAGCCTTAGACGTTTCGCTTGGTGGCGGGTGGCCCGCTAACCAGTGGCATGAACTAATTGGAGAAGCCAGCAACGGAAAGACTGCTATCGCACTAAAGACTGTAGCAGCAAATCAAAAAGCAAACCCAGACTTTACTACTGTGTGGGTTGCTGCTGAGCAGTGGGTAGATAGTTACGCAACTATGTGTGGCGTAGACACCTCACGCGTTTACGTAGTGTCAACTAATATTATGGAGGAAGCGTATGAAGCCGTTATCCAACTTACAGAAAGTAGAGCGGTCGATTGTATTGTTCTTGATTCGCTACCTGCCTTGGTCCCTACAGCAGAGGACGATAAGGAGATGGAGGAATCTACTGTAGGTCGCGGTGCCCTTCTTACTAACAAGTTCTTCCGTAAGGTAGGCAAGGCATCTAAGCGCTCCCTTGTAGAGGAAGAGCGTCCGTTTATTGGAATTATTATTAACCAGTGGCGCTCAAAAATTGGCGTCATGTACGGAGACCCACGCACCACCCCAGGTGGTCTCGGCAAGGACTACGCCTTCTTTACCCGCTGTGAGGTACGTAGAGATGAGTGGATTGAGGTTGGTACAGGCCAGGAAAAGCGTCGTGTAGGCCAGTCAATTAAGGTCCGAGTCCTAAAGAACAAGTCAGCAGCCCCTTCCCAGGTCTCTACCTTTGACTTCTACTTTGCAGATGGTGGGCATATCCCAGCTGGCGAGATTGATTTTGCCAAGGAGATTATGGCCATGGGCATCCTTAATAAGGTAATTAAGCGCACTGGCGCCTACTACAACTATGGGGATAGAAAGTGGATGGGACAAGATGGTATGCTTAGCGCTATACGGGAAGAGATTGACCTTAAGGAACTACTTGAGCGCGACGTACTAGATGCCATACGGGCAGGTTCTAAGTTCGTAGCCGATGAAGAGTAAAGGCCAAAAGGAATCTAAGAAGCACGAGGAGCGATTAGCAAAACTTGTCGGAGGTAAGCGTAATGCTGCCAGCGGTGCGTTTTGGAGTCGTAAGGGTGATGTTAGGTCTAAGGACTTGTTAATAGAACACAAGTGGACTGGCAAAACTCAGGTAACTGTCAAGGCAGCAGTACTAGAAAAGATTGTTAACGAAGCCATCGTTGACAGTCGGACACCTGTCCTCGGATTCAGTTTAAACAATAACAACTACATATTGCTTACTGAAGATGATTATCTGGAAATGCGCCAGAATCTTCAGGAGCATAATTGTTCAACGACGCAGGGCACGTAGAGGGCTGGCGGCATAACGCTAAATGCCGTGGTATGGATACAGAGCTTTGGTTCCCCCCACGTGACAAAACTAAATATAGAAAAATAGCAGAAGTATCTAAAGGCGTATGCTTTGGTAAAGATGGTTTACCAGAGTGCCCTGTACGCAGGGAGTGTCTGTTGTACTCTGACCAGATGGATGAACAACACGGTATATGGGGCGGTCTTAGCCACCGTGAACGCAATGCGTTAAAACGAAAATTAAAAAAAGATGGAACCACTTTAAAGGAATACCTATTTGATGATAAGGTCTAGGCATGAAAACATCGAAACCACAGGAAATAACAGGGGCACTGAAAGCATTTGTAGACGTGTCTAGAAAGAAAACACGTGTATTAGGTTCACTTGAGCGTCACCTAATTGCAAAGCCAAAAGACCTAAGCCGTCGCACAGACGTGTTACATCCCTCTGACATGGTTAAAAAAGAGTGGTGTCACAGAGCTTCCTATTATCATCTTATTGGTAAAGCTCCCGTATCCAATCGCACCATGACTTTGCGAACTGCTTCTGTATTTGCTGAGGGCCATGCTATCCACGCTAAGTGGCAAAAATGGTTTCAGGATATGGGTACCTTGTACGGCAAGTGGTACTGCATAGAGTGCGGAGAAATGTTCTGGGGAGGCTCAGACTGCCACGAAGGTCCTCTTGAGTACCGCGAAGTCCCGTTATTCTATGAGCCATTAAGAATCTATGGTCATTCAGATGGCTTACTATTAAACCTAGGCGACCCGTTGATGTTAGAAATTAAGTCTATTGGTGCTGGAACTATACGTTGGGAAAACCCGTCGTTGTTTATGGAACACAATGGGGACTTAGACAAGATGTTTGCAGCAATTAAAGAGCCGTTTGAATCCCACATTAATCAGGTACAGATATATATGAAGCTTGCAGAACTACTTAATCTAGAGTATGTTCCGCAGGAGGCCGTAATCATTTACGAGAACAAGGCATCACAGGAACCTAAAGAGTTTGTGATACCAAAGAGTGACTTCTCGATTGCACCGTTGTTTGATGCAGCTGCTAGTATTGTAGAAGCAGTTAATAATCAAACACCACCACCGTGCAATATTGATGGTTGGGGTAACTGTGAACGATGCGGAGGATACAATGACTGACCTAGTAGCCACAGGTGTAAGTGAACAAGTACTAAAGCAATTAGAAGACCAAGGGCTGCCTTTAAAACGCTCCCTTAAATTAGAACTACCTGATTTTCCTAGTGATATCACATTAGTGGATGACACAGAACTTATGAGTATGGCCAGCAAGTACATTGAAAACATGAACTTCCTTCGTACTCAAGCTGCCTGTGCTGAGCTTGCTGAACTAGAAGCAGAAGCTTTGTATAGCGATGCTGTTAACGCAGGCCTGTTGTCTAAGAGCAGCGGTAAGGCTTCAGAGAAAGCAACTTTACTTAGAGCTCAGGTTGAAGCAGAGCCAGTAGTAAAAGAACTTTCAGATGCCTATTCATATGCCCGTGCATATCATAAGATGATTAGAACTATCCTAGATAACATCGAACGCTATTACTCATTGACTAGCCGTGAGTTAACACGTAGAACTTCTAGCGGTCGTGTTACTGGGTTTAATAGGTATGCCCCTTAAAAAAATTGAAGGAGGCCTGGACCTGACTGGCAGTAGCCCAATCTACTTAGGTATAGACCAGTCCTTTACAGGTTTTGCTATGTGCGCCTATAACAACGGCAAGTATTACGCAGAAGTATATAAGTCCTCTAATCGCGGAATGCCACGCATGTTAGATATACGGGCATTTATTCGTGATTGGCTATCTAGGGTAGAAATCCTAGATGTAGCCATGGAAGGTTACGCCATGGGCGCCAAAGGCAAGGTATTCCATCTAGGTGAGCTTGGTGGCCTAGTTAAAATGGAGTTGGCAGATATTGACAAGTACCCACTAATAGTTCCCCCAACTACGCTAAAGAAGTATGTAACAGGTGCAGGCTCTGGCCAAAAAAACCAAATGATTTTGCATACCTACAAAAAGTGGGGGCAGACCTTTACCGACGATAATGCCTGTGATGCGTATGGGCTTGCGCGGCTATGCTCAGGGGATGGTACGCTTGCGTATGAGAAGGCTATTTACAAACAGGTACAAAGTCCAGATTATCGGGAGATTTAAATGCCTATGTACGATTTTTCATGTATGAAGTGTGACCGCACTGTGGAAATGCACTTTGCCTTTGACTCTGTTCAACGCCCTACGTGTGAAGGGTGCGGAGAGTTTATGGTAAAAAACTACACACCACCTGCTGTTCAGTTTAAAGGCGGAGGATGGGGTGGGCAATGACGCTAATGTTCTATTAAGTTTTTAAATACTCCGTCTTGTTTAGGTATGGACGCAGAGTTATTCTTTACAGAAGAGGACAACTCTAATTACAATAACCTAGACACCGTAAAGAGGATGTGTGCCTCTTGTTCGGCAAAGACAGAGTGTTATAATTACGCACTAGAGCATTTAGTTCATGGCATATGGGCAGGTACGACTTTTAATGAGCGAGACCATATAAGAAAAAAACGCGGTATAAGTGGAAAAGAGATTATTGATGAGTAAGACACAAGAAAAAAGAGCACGTGTAAAGGCAGAACAACAAGAGTTTATTAAGCAGCGCCGTTTACAAGAGCTTAAGGTTTTAGAAGCGCAGTTTCAGCTTGGCCTAAAATTATACGAAGAGAATAAAGAAAAGCTATCTGCTGAGGAGATTGAGCAGATGGAGGCTGAGAAGCAGAAGTTTATGGATACCCTGTTTCAGTTTAAAAAGGAGCATGGTCTTGCCGAAGAACCACAAGAATAACGACCTAATACAAGATGGTTGGATGACTGTAGACCAGTTTATTGAAAGCCTAGTTCCAGGGCTTAGGGAGTACCTATCTAACAATTGGGGTGTTAAAGGTGGGGCTGAATTGCACCATCCCGTAGACCTGTTTACAAATGCGTCCGTTTATATAGATGTAGCCTGCCACGTTGCCCAAGACTTTATAAGTTGCAGACATGTCAAAGAGCATTAGAGAGCTAAAGCCCGATTTTACGGGGACTATGGCCTATGAAAACGTCGTATGCCATGAGTGCCCCCACTGTGAGTCCAGCCTATGGAACATTAAGGCCAGTTTCCAGGACTACGAGATATCCCAGTATTTGCTGGATATGGAGTGCTCAATATGTGGGACGTTTGCCAAGGCGCCGACCCCTTTAGACAGACCAACTTTAAATTAGAATAGATAATAGATACTCCAATAACTGGAACCACTAATAGGAGTATTAAATGTCAGAAGAACAAAAAGACGACCAGGTTTTACGCGTAAGCGCTGGGTCTAATCCACAAGCCGTAGCATCAGCCATTGCTCATAGCATTTATGAGACCCGTGCCTGCAAGATTCGTGCAGTCGGGGCTGGAGCCATCAATCAGGCCGTAAAGGCCATCGCCATTGCCCGTGGGTACACAGCCCCAAGAGGCATGGATTTAATCTGTATCCCAGGGTTTACCAGCATTGAAAGCCATGATGGTCAGATATCTGCCATCATCTTCGATGTCAGTGCACGTTAACCCTGTATTTCCCTAATTAATCCCCTACCCTGTTATTACCTTCGGCCAAAGGAATATAAATGACAAAAGATACATCAAAGAACTCGGCGCCCCTAGCTCCGACTTCTAGCTCCGCATCTAATGCGACGGGCGCAAAGCCAGCTAAGGTTGCTGCGCCGCTTAAGGGCAAGTTAATGAAGAAGACTGGTAACGCCAAAGGCGGAACCGACCCATACAAGCAGGCTAAGCCTTCTCGCAGTAACGTATCTGCGACTGGTGGCGCTCGCTATGGCATTCGTGTTAACTTCCAGAGGACAGTTGCACCAGAGGCTACATCTACACAGGCAAATGGGCGTATAATTGCTCCAGCTGTTAATCGTGTAAAGCCTAACTTTTCTGATGGTACAGCTGACCACAACTAAAACTAAATAGCGCAAAGGCCCCCGTAACTGGGGGCCTTTGGCATTTCAGGAATATATTCTAAATTAGATTGTTATATACTATTGCTGACCGCTCACTCGGAGGGTCACAAAAAGTTATATCGTCTAAGGAGATATATTATGGCTTCAGGC